AAAGATTCTATGTGTCTAATGAATTATTAGAACATGCTATGCTTGCGTGCTTTTCAAAACCAAAAACTATCTTGTCAGCCGCCGGATTAGCAATACCTCCATATGACAACATGTGGATAGAGTGGGATGAAAACTATAGAGCAGAACTTCTAGGGAAATTTTCCGACAAATACAAAATGGATTATTCGATAAATTTCCCTGTATATGGTGCAGGTAGAGGCGAAAAATTTGAGCCTCACAACCATGATGATGTTCAGTATCCAGAGAGAAGATTGAAAGGATACCACATAAAAAGAACAAGTGTTAATGGAGGACGTCAATTCAGAGAACCGACGACTCATTTTTATGGCTATACGAACTGTTGTGATGGTAGAGATGATTGGCGTGAGAAGATTACAGCTTGGGGTTATGGTTTTTATAGGCTGGACGGTTTCCTTGCACCAAAGTTCTTAGACACGAGAGAAGAAACCGCTTCTTTTTTGAAAGAATATAGAACTCACGCTATAGGAAAAAATTACTGTGAGAGATATCAATCTAGTAGAGAGTTAGAAACTCTAAAAGAATTAATTGCGCCAGTTGGTCATCCCTTGATTCCATGTAATACAAAAAAAGAATTTCTAGATAATAAGACCGTTAAGGATCCTTATTTAGTTGACGCCGAGTCTGCCCTTGCTTCCGCTGAATGTTTCACTGGAGATTTTACTCTACTGATGAATATTTTAGGATTTATTAATTACGATTTAATAGTGACGTCCAAAGATAGTCCAGAAAGAATTGGCAGGGTAAATTTTGCAAACCGCAATATACCGAAAAAACAATATAAAGTGTTATCTATTGAACTGCCAAAGCCTAGGGGTAAAGTTGTATATGAAAGGATGTTTACAGGGCACGGAGCACCAAAATGTGAACATTGGCGAAGAGGGCACTGGCGTAGAGTTAAGAATAAAGACGGTGTTATATCACACCGAGTTTGGATTAACGCCATGAAAGTTGGCGATCCAGCATTAGGCTCAATCATCCATGATTACGATCTACAGGCTAAAAAACCACAGACAATTGACCTTGAGAATACAGATCCAGAAGGCCAAGCATGAAATATGAGGCTTTCTACTTATGTGACACATGTGGTCACAGGTGGGTCACATATTACGACAGGTTAAAATCATTAGAACTTGGTGATGTCTGCACGAATTGTTTAGATCGCCCATCAATCAAAAGAAATTTTGCTGGGTGCATTACAGAACCATACTTCTATAAAAAACTGGATGAGGAAAAATGAAACGTGACAAGCTACTTGATCAGGCAAAAGACTTGGTTAATGGTGCAAGAGCCGAGATCTATGGTGATGCATACGACAATCATGTCCGAGTTGCAAAGCTGTGGTCTGCAATCCTAGATCAAGAGATCACAGTTTCTCAAGTTTATCAGTGTCTTATAGCCTTGAAACTTGCTAGACTAAGCGTTACACCCACGCATACAGATTCGTGGGTTGATTTAGCAGGGTACGCAAGTCTCGGAGGAGAGGTTGATGGCAAGGGAAAGTAGCCAGATTACATTCCTAAACAGGTTGGATTTGGACACGATTGAGAAGGACTGGGTGCCGCCAGAGGTATTTCCCGACCTACGCAACTGTAACTCGATAGCCATAGATCTGGAAACCAACGATCCAAACCTTACAACCCTAGGTCCAGGCTGGTGTCGGGGCGATGGGTTTATCGTTGGTGTGGCAGTGGCGGCCGGAGATTTTGTTGGATACTACCCCATTGCTCATGAGGGTGGGGGCAACATCCCGCAGAACAAAGTCATGAAGTGGTTGGCTGACCAACTTGCTACGCCTCACATCCCCAAGGTTATGCACAACGCCACCTACGACGCCGGTTGGCTCCGGTGGGCAGGGGTCAAGATCCAAGGCAAGATCATTGATACTATGGTAGCGGCGCCACTATTGAACGAGAACCGGTTCAGCTACAGTCTCAATAGTCTGGCTAAAGATTATCTAGACGAGCGCAAGGATGAGAGAACACTCCGCGCTGCGGCGGCGGATCATGGCTTCGATCCCAAGGGTGAGATGTGGCGACTCAACTCACGATTCGTGGGGGCGTATGCAGAGAAGGATGCAGAACTGACGCTCAAGCTGTGGAACATGATGCATGTCGGACTCAAAGAACAGACTCTTATGGATGTGTTCAATCTGGAGACTTCGCTGTTACCCGTCCTGTTGGACATGCGTGAGAAGGGCGTGAGGGTAAACATTGATGGTGCCGAGGCGGCAAAGAAAAAACTGATTGGCCTCAAGCATAATCTGATTGCAGATATCAAGCATGAGACAGGCGTGAGCGTAGAACCGTGGGTAGCCAAGAGCGTGGCGTCCGTCTTTGATCATCACAATCTTTACTATGACCGGACAGAGAATAACGGACAGCCATCCTTTACCAAGGCATTCCTGCAAGCCTGTTCGCATCCGGTTGCGGCAAAGATACTTAGGCTTCGTGAACTAGATAAAGCCAGCAACACATTTATTGATAACATTCTGAAGTTTGCCCACAAGGGGCGCATCCACTGCGAATTTCATCAGCTACGGTCTGATGATGGCGGCACTGTCACTGGGCGGTTCTCCTCAAGCAACCCAAATCTCCAACAGATTCCGGCGCGGGATCCAGAGATTAAAGCCATGATCCGTGGTCTGTTTATCCCTGACGACGACTGCAAGTGGGGCAGCTTTGACTACTCAAGCCAAGAGCCAAGGCTCCTTGTCCACTACTGTGCAAGCATGGGCGACAAGTACAAGAGTCCGATGATCGACAGCGTCGTGGATGAGTACCACAAGGGCGATGCCGACTTCCATCAGATGGTGGCTGACATGGCGAACATCAGCCGCAAGCAGGCCAAAACTGTGAATCTGGGCATCATGTATGGCATGGGCGTGGGCAAGCTGTCCCACACCATGGACATCTCCAAGGACGAAGCCAAGGCACTACTGGCGCAGTATCATGAGAAGGTGCCGTTTGTGAAAGGCTTGGCGGATCTGGTGTCGGCACAAGCAAGTGCTCACGGCAAGATCCGTACTATGTCAGGGCGTCTGTGCCGGTTTGACATGTGGGAGCCAAAGACATTTGGCTATAGCAAGCCTATGAAGCTCGAGCAGGCGCAGAAGGAGTACGGACCTATACTGAGACGCGCGTTCACTTACAAGGCGCTCAACAGGCTTATACAAGGCTCTGCGGCGGATCAAACTAAGGTTGCTATGGCAGAGTGCTACAAGGAGGGTCTGGTGCCTCTCCTAACCGTGCATGACGAACTGTGCTTCAACGTCGAGTCCGAGAAGCAAGCCGCAAGAATCACGGAGATCATGGAGACCAGTACACCGCTGAAGGTGCCAAGCAAGGTTGATCAGGAACTAGGTGACAACTGGGGGGAGGTTGGCTAGTCCGCCAACGCTCTCATACGCGCTACCAAACGCTTGGCGCGGTTGGTGACCTGGTCATACCAGCGGCTGTCTACCATCTCGTCAGCTGCACGATTCCAGTCCCGTGCATCGACACCAGCCTTCATACCTTTGAAAGCACTTAAACGCGGACGCCCCATGTTGAACATCATGTTGGCGATGATCAACTGACATTCCTCCGGCAAATCGTCAAAGTCTGGGTACAGGACTTTGCACTCGTCCAACGTGACAGCAATATCAAGGTTGAACACCTGACGCACGCGCTCCTCATCAACGGGCGTACCAACAGGCTGGCCGTACTCTGGATCGTCCTCCACCACGAGATGTCCAATCCCGTATGTAGGCAGGCCGAGGTGGTCTAGGTAGATTTCAAACTTACAGCCTTCGTCTTCTGCAAGCTCTTCACGAAGCTGATCTTTGTTCATGGAGTAGTCCTTCCAAGGGATTGCGCCAGTGCCTGAGTCGCAGGATCCGGTAGCAGAATTGGTGAAACTTGCCCAGCCGTACCTGTCGCGGCAGGTGCGACTTGCGGTGCTTGAGACATTGCCGCTCGAGCCGTTTGCATGGCTTGAGTAGCTGCGGGTGCAAGTTGTTGTCTAGCTTGTTCTGTGATGGGTCTAGCCTCTTCTGCGCCTTGCTCTACAAGCATTCTACCGCCTTGAACTGTCGCCGCAGACATAGTTTGCCAAAAGACTTGAAGACCCTGTGCAATCGGGTCATTAGACTTGAACTTACCGGATAAGAAGTCTTTGACCTTATTTGGCTGACGAGAGGCCATCATCATTCGCAGCACCTTCGGCTGACGCAAAGCCTTTGACATCCCCGCGTATAACACCGCAGTTGGAAGCGCCGTAGTCAAATTGCCCATAAGTTGAAAGATTCCCAGACCTAACGCAATGTTAGGTGCGGCAAGACCACCCTTGCCAGCAATCGCGGCGTTAGAAGCACGCACCATGTTTTCTGCCATGGTATTGAGTCCTTCAGCTGCCCCCTTTCCAAACATTGAGTTGAGCGTTTCATCTCCATAAGAGCGCAAAACAGACTGAAGTTTACTTCCCAACCTCCCAGATTTGAATGACTCAATGAAATCATCTGTCATCCGAATCTGTCCGCCCTCATCCACCGTGGCACCAATTTGTTTCAAAACTCTGCCCATGGCGGCGTCACGCACCAACTCCATGGTAGGCACTTCTCTGCCGTTGACGTTGGTGGTTCTGTTACCAAGAAACTTTTGCGCTTCTCTAATTGAAGCAGGGTTCCTGAACACTGTTTGTGCAATAACCTCTGGATCTGTAGTAGACTCCAAAGTACGCAGAATTACATTGCTGTCTACCGCTGCACGCCGCGCCTCTGCGGCTTGCAGATCTTTCAAAGCCTGACCAAGTGGTTTGCTTTGTAATTGTTGGATGATCCCTGGAGAAAGATTTGCCTTGCCTCGTTCCAGAACCGTCAGGATGTCATTGACACCTTTCAAGTCATTGCCGAGGAGCTTGTCTACTGTTGTGCCCTTTTGGCGAATGTTGGCGACCAGCTTAATCGGGTCAATAACTTGCTGCCCCGTTGCTGGATCAATGACCAAGGAACGCTTAACCTGTTCTTGAATATACATTCTGGACAAGCCTTGGCGTACTTCCTCCGCCATTTCTGCCCCGTTGCCACGAATACGAGCAATCTCAGCTGCTTCGGCCTCTATATCACGAGCGGCCTTTTCAACCATCATACGAGTACGATTATTAGCAGGTAGATCTTTCACTGCTTCCAAAGCCTCTTCTACAGTACGAGTTCCAATAGTACGAGACTTTAGTATTCGTATGCCCTCTGCAAGATCCACGATTCCAGTTTCCGCACCCAAGGCTTTACCTGTCGGTGCACCACGAATGGCTTTAAGCAACTGATCTAGTGCCTCTGGATTGTCCTCTTGTATAATCTTGTCGAACACAAACTTCATGTTCATCTGACCGGATTTAGCTTGCTTTATAATGTCTTGAACAACGATGTTATCGAATCTACCAACACCTTCTTTGTAAAACTCATTTGTTCTGTTCAATAACCGTAATGCTTCACTTGCTTCACCCGTTGATAAATCCATTTTAAAACCATCAGGTCTGATGATTTTATCTCCCGCACGAGCAACTCCGGTCTCTAAACCTTGTGTAGACATTTGACCAAGCGTAATCTCCGCATCTGTAAACGCCTTATTAACAGATGCTTTTAGTGCGCCTAATGCACCTACGTTGACATCATTAAGAAGAGCTGGGTTGCGAGAAGCGTCCATCAAGCCTGTACGAATACGAGACAGTTCTCTTGCTGTAGCGTAATCACCAAGACCTTTTACTTGTGAAGCAAACCGAGTCGCTCCAATATCCGCGATGCTATCCGTTGTTAATCGCTTCAACTCTTCTTTTATTCCAGCGGTTGGAATAATTGCTTGATTACGCAACTTATCATTGACCACCGTGTACAGGCGATCAACGTCTTCATCAAATACGGCTTTACGCTGACGGATCATATCATCAAGGTTCTTAGGAATGGTTTTGCCATCCTTTAAATTACGCATGATCTGATCAATCTCGCCTTTGACGGCATCATCCATCCGCATTTGAGCGTCGGCTAGCTTTTGATCAGCCGTAGAATAAAAGTTATCAATGTCGCGTTTGATGATCTCGTCAAGGTTGTTGATCTGTGTGTCATCAACAATTCCAAAAGCACGTAAGTCAGCGATCACTTGATTAAGGTTGTCTGTCGCTGCTTTTTGATTTGGAAAGACGCCTTCATACACCGCTTGAAGGCGGTTAAGAATAGGACGGAAACTTTCACTTGTGGCGCCAGCAACCGTAGGACGATAGCCTTGATTGATTATTTCACGAGCCTGTGCGCGTAAGGCTTCATTGGCCTCTCCCCCTGGACCTTTGATGATACGACCAAACAGCCTTGAAATGCCTCGACCAATGCCCTCCCCCAACAGGCCAAAGGTGCCCTCATATGCCGCGTCACGCGCAATCTCACCAGCGGACTGCATTTGCAATCCTTCGGCAGCTTCAATCCCTTCATCAAGTAATTTGCCCCCAGCCGTGGCCGCGCCCACGATCAACATGCCTGGTACAAAACCCACACCAGAAGCGGCAATCGCGGCTCCAGTGCCGGCAATTATCGGCAGTGCAGTGGCGCCAGCAAACTCTTTGACATCGTTAAACGAGAAACCTTCTTCATCAATCGCAAGTTCACGACCCTCACCTAAACCAAGTTTAGTGCGGCCTTCCTGTGTAAGAATGTGCCGCCCAAGCGCGTCAACACGATAACCGCCGTCGCCAACCACCGTGCGGAGGTAGTTGGACTTTTCTTCGCCGGTATCCATGCGGCCAAATTGGAATCGAGAGAAGCCGCCAACACTATCCAAACCGGTACGATAATCCACACCGGGTTCTTTGTATTCGCTTATGTATTCGTCTTCGGTGAGTTGTTTTCCAGTAACAGGATCAATACCAGCCAACCTTGATTGACGAGCATAATCTCGTATTTCTTCTACACTTGCTGTCGCTAAATCAACATCGCCTACTGTAGGCTGTTCTGATTGAAAGAATTGAAAAATCGTGTCAAGTTCCTGTTGCGTAGGATCCTCCCCCGCAATTTCAACTTGCTCAATAGTTTTTGTAAAAGGGTTTTCAACTTGAACGATTGCCATATCTATCCTGTTTGAAAACGAATAATACCGTCATCACCTCTTGTGGCACCTATTGTACTAACAACTTTTTGTCCACCGACATAAACACCAGCACCTTCAGCGCCCCCAGCCCTCAAGCCTGCTTCCTGTAATCGTCGTTGATCCTCTGTCAAAAGAGCCGCTGCTGATCGATCTGTGCCAGGTTGAAGCAACGGAGCCAAAAATTGTTCTGTGGTTCTCATCGTTGCAAAAGCCTCTTTTTGTGACTTCCGCATCTTGTCAGCGGCTCTTTGTAGTCGTCTAACCATTTCTGATTCAGTTTGTGTGGCAAAAGATAAAACTCCACCGTTCAATGCACCTTCACCAAAATATGCCTGAATCAAGAAATCAACATCTCTATTAGAAATGGAATTAGCAGACTGCGTAGAACCAAGAGTTACAGGAATAACATCTTGAAGTGCGGCTCTCATGGCGTCCTGAACTTCTTTTTTATCTCCATATTTTTTAGTTAAGTCCATGCCTAAGAAAGCACCACCGCCCCTGACGGCATCTTTAAAAGCTCCTTTAAGACCTGTTACCTTACCATCCGTCACAGTGACCATGGCACCTTCAAGGAGGGATATTCCTGATTCAGCGTTAATCGCGCTTGTGACTGCCTTGTTATATTTAGAAATCTGCTTATCATATTGAGCGGGACTAATTTTCTTTAAATCTCTGGCATTTTTCAACGCAGTCGCTGTCGCAGCGTTTTGATTCTTTAATGCAGTGACAGCGGAAGTGCCAAGAATGTTTGGCGGGAATGAACCTTCTTTCAAGTCACCCTTACTAATAAAAATTGACTCACCTGCGCCGTAGTCTCTGCCGTTGTAGCTTGTGCCACCTTTACCCACGACCATCTCAACAACGTCCGCATTGGCTCGTGCTAGTGCACGCTCTTCTGAACTAATTTTGCTGGTCTCTGTTAGGCCATACTGCAAAGCAGACAACTTGAGCTGACGATTAAACTCATCCTTCTTTGCCTTATCCTTGATTAACATGTCCGCACCATCACTTAATGCAGATGCGATGTTTTCTATGGCTCGAGGACTCTTACCTGCCGCCATAGCAAAGCCAATCTTAGCAAGGATCAGGCCACTGTCTGTACCCTCGTAGCCGGGAGCCTTATCCATAAACTCCTTGATGAATCCGTCTAGTGCAGACTTCTGATCTGCTTCGTTGCCTTGATTGATTACCTTATCAATCTCTTCCTTTGTAGACGGAACAGTGCCTGTGGTGCCGGTCTCTGACGGATCACCGGATGCGTCAGTGCCGTCCGGTGGAGTCTTTGTGCCGTCCTTCATGACAGCCTGATCAACGGTGGCTTCGTCACGATCAGCCGCATCAACAGCAGCCTGAAGCGCCCGTTCACGATTCTCCGCAGCCGCTTCTATGTTTTCTGGGTTGCCAGGTAAAATGCCGGAGGCTTTTAACTCAGCTTCTTCATTTGTGACCACAATGCCATCCTTAGCCATAGCTTCTCTAGCCAAGCGTTCATCTTCAAGACGTTGTTTAACGGCTGGGTCGTTGAAAAACTCTGGCCCTTCTGAATACTGGCGAGTAGTAGGAGTAAGACGAGGACGCACCGATGAAGGCGAAGGGAAGCCGCCTCGTGCGCTTTGAGACTGTAGATTGGTGAGATCCATTGTCTCAATGCCCAAACTCTTCAGGTAATCTGAACTTAACTCCGGTGGACGAATTGTGTCCGCAGGCAAAGATCCATCAGGAGACCCAAGTAAAGTCTTTGCAGCTGTGCTAGTTGCACCCTCTGTAAACCCGCGTATTTGACCGCCAATTTCCGCTGCTGGGCCAAGAAGAGCTTTGATGCCGGATCCTAAACGGCTTTTGCCAAAGGCTCCCATTGAGTCGCTCAAGCCTTTTCTAGACAGGAATCCTTGTTCTGCACCTCTCAAGGCGCTGAACTCACTTGCTGTTATAGGCTCACCCGCAATGTAACGACGCGCAACTTCAGCCATGTTTGCTCTGGGCATCATGCTTTGAGAGAAATCAGGCGCCGAGTATGATCTCATACGCTGTCCAGCTACACCGGGAATAGTTGGTATGGCACCAAAAACTCTTTGCCTAGGAGGCAAAACGGATCCACCCGTCTGAAATCTTGCAACGCTAGGTATACCCGCCGACTGATTCAGCGCGTTACGGGCGTTACGCTTGAACATCTTGCGGTTGTATACGCTCATTATCCCCTACCACTCATATTAAACAAACCACCTAATCCACCTAAAATACCACCCTGACCAAAAGCTCCAGCTTGATTTAAGCCAGCGATTCCTAATCCCAAACCTCCAATTTGAGAAAGTATACTAGGTGAAGGAGAGGTTGTTGAAGTCAACGTGCTGGTGGTTGATGGTACGCCACGGAAGATGTCAGACATAAAGCCAATGCGCTGGTATGGTTCAAACTGGCGTTCAAGATTTGTGGCGCGTTGAGCGTCAATTTCGGCCTGTTGCTGCGCTTGTTCTTGGCCACCAAGCTGTGACAGGATTCCAACGTCGCGTGTCTGCGCCGCCTGTGCAGATTCACCCAAAGCGGCTTGTTGTAGACCTAAATTGCCAAACAGTTCAGCGCCCTGTTGCGCTCGATCTTGCGCGGACTCAAACGCTTGTGCACGAAGTTGCGCGGACTGTCTAGCAAAGGCATCCGCTGTGTTCCGCTGTAGTTCTTGTTCAGCCACCGCTTGGCGAGATCCGCCAAAGGCTCCGGCTTGTGTCGCGCCAGATCTAATTCGTTGACGCTCCATATCTGCTTGCCGTTGAAGATCTGTAAGACTTTGATCTATTACCTCATCAACATATGGATTCATATATTGCTCATAAGCAGTCGGCTGTAATGCAGCTACACCCTGACCGACAGTGTTGGCTCCAGCTTGCATCATCGGTTGATAGGCACCCACACCAGAGATGCCAAGCTGGATCGCCGCTTGTTGCGCTGGTGTCAAACCAGCGACCTGATAGTCAGGAACTGTCGTAGGTCTGTTCGCTAATGCCGATGTGCTAGCAAGCAGATTTTTGAGGAAGGTCTCTTGATAATCCGGTAATACGGTTGCCGTTTCGGTACGTACTGTTTCAGCCATTATGCCATCCTCTCAAACTTGTCCATCATGGCGTACATGCGTTTTGCACCTAAGTTAGTGTCACCATCCCCCGCGCCCTTGACAGCTTTCTGTGTCATTACGAACTCATCATTGGAGAGCCGTGCCTCTTGAACCTTTTTGCCGTTTTGATAAATGCCCGCTTTTATATCGTCTGAAACACCAGTCCCTGGGCCTTCAATCAAACCACCTTCGTTAAGAGTGACAATGCCCCCCATTGCCATGTTGTTACGGGCTTTGACCGCTTCTTCTAGTTCCTCAACAGTGTCGTATGTTTTACCCGTCACCGGATCTACAAACAATCCAGCAATTGCCTCACCTTGATAATCTGGACGCGCTTCTAACTTCGCGTCACCAGCCTCCTCTAGTTCTTCATCACCCACACCAGCCATACTGAGAAGTGAACTTCCCACCACCACATCACCTACTGAGATGCCGGAGCCTAGGATCCCGCTCCTTGCCGCCTCTTTCGTAGCGGCTTCAGTTGCCGCCTGAGTAGCGGCGGCTTCAGTTGCCGCCTTGGTCGCAGCGACGCCGGTCGCAGATTGCGCGGCTCCTGGGCCTACTCCCATTGCCCCAAGACCCGCAGTAGCACCGCCACCAAGGACTGCATTCTTGATTGCGTCTTTAGCGTCACCACCGGCTACAAGCGTGCCAATCCCAGAGCCAAGAGCCGCGTTTAGAGCTGCACTGCCAGAAGGGCCGAATAGAGCGCCGCCTATGCCACCTATGACCGGTAGTAATGTGTTTAGACTTAGGCTCAAGGGTTCACTCCCTTTGAGAGATTTAAGTAACGACCTTCACCGTACCGCTATCATTATACAGAGCGCCAGTTTCCAGTCCAGATGCGCTGGTAGGCAAATCTGTCAACGTAATCTTTGTTCCACGCATCTCACCGGGAGTTCTTTCTTGTGAGATAAAAATCTCCAATGTCCGCAACAGATCTGCCATATACTGTGAATCATACTGTTCAGGAGGTTCAGGCAGTCTGGGTGGTGGATTTTGAACCTGTGCCACTACTGTCTCCCATCAGCCCGTATGTCAAAACGTGGACTGCCAAGTTTCCATTTGGTTCCAACAGCCGTGCTTTCTACACGCACAGCAAAAGATCTGCCACGAGTACGCAAGTGTAGTTGTTCCGTAAAAGTTTCAACATCCCCAGATATAGATCCAATCGTAGTTCCAGAGTCTGTGTTGTCGAAAGACGCACCAGGGAAACGCCGTGATTTTATAGTAAATACAGCTTGAGGACTACTCAAATTGGTTGACCCCAAGAAACTCAAATCAGGAATGATTCTTCTGATAAACGTAAACTTATCACCATCACCAATGTCAATAGCGGCAGATTCGATGAAAGAGGTCATGGCAGATCCATCATCATCAAAGCCAATCTCGTGATTGAAAATATACTGATTGCCAGCTGCCATTGGATTGGATCGAGTGCCACGATCCAACCACGCGGTTCTAGCTAAGTTACCAAAGTACCAAACTTTTTCCGCGTAGTTGTACACGACATACTTATCATTATCTGACGCAGAGGCTGAAGGGTAGAACCAAAAGACTTCACTAAACTCAGAATTGATACCTGACGTAACTTTGTCTGCTTGTGCTCGGTTAAAATCGCCAAAAACTTTTTCTTTTACAGAACATGGCAGCTGTTGCGTGCGACCAGCATATACATAAAAATTATCTATCCCCATCCAGTACACAACGTCTTCTGTGGAAACCGCCGCGTTTGGCCCCATAATTGTGATACTAGAGGCTAGTTGCGCCAGACCAAAAGTAAACGGAGGCCCAATAAACCGCATTGAGAATAGCGCCGTGTCAGTCCAGACAAGTATTTCACGTTTTGTCTCAACCGCTTGTACAAAAGTGGAGCCGGCACCAAGCCGCAAATCTCCAGCGGTATTGGTGGCTGTTGGGAAGAAATCTATTGGGTTTTCTTGGCTAGAAAAACGTATTAACAGGGGGTCTTGCACCCCATCACCCTGTGTGGCGCTTGAACTACCCCCCAAACCATCTGCCCCAAATACGATAACGTGCCTGTCTTGATCAGACACAAGAACTTGTTTTGCCTTTTGCGGAACACTCGTCTGTGTGCCACTGCGTGTAGATAGCTCAACAGCACGGGTAGATACGTTGTTTGTGCGATCCCAATAATAAATGTTGCTGTCCCGTGCATTGATCAACAAATCTTCGCCAAAGTTGTCATGCGACCACAGACGAATTTGCGTGGTTGTTGTTAAGCCACCAGATGCCGCCTCACCCCAACCAAAATAATCATTTGATGCACTGGCATTGCCAGATATTAGGGTTACAGTAGCGCCATTGTCGTGAGCAGCGGCTTCTGTGCCTGATTGTGCGCGTGTCACAGTGAGATCGTTAGTGGCGACGTTGGTGACTTTCAGTATCTCGTTGTCAATCAGTATCAAGTCATTAGTGGTAATCCCCGTGCCACTAGCCACGGTGAGCGTGGTGTCAGAATTAGAGAACTCTCCGCCTTCGTTAATCGTTGTCTCTAACGCACCCGCTGCCACACCGCCGTATAAACCAGCGCCCCAACCCGTGCCGCCAACAGCCGAGTCCAGACCCACGTTGATTTGATATGCACCCACAGTGCTAGATCCACCATTACCGGTGTCAGACGAGTTTGCTGCCACGCTTGAGGTAATCGTATAACTGTTAACATTGACGATGCTGGCTATCTGATGCTCTGCATTCAAGATTGTGGCAGTGATCAATCCACCCAGAGACGCCGCGCCAGAAAACGTAACAAAGTCGCCCTCAACAGCACCGTGCGCTGTATCTGTGACAGTAATGGTCGTGCTACCATTGGTCGCCGCGAAAGTCACATCTCCAGAACCCGTAGTCAAACGAATGGGAGTGATGTCGTTAAAGCCACCACCTTCCTCAATGTAATATTTAAGATGTGTGCCAACACCTAAATAATCCGAACCGTCCAGTGCAATCCAATTGTGCAAGGCTCTAGCGGATCCAAGATACGTTGAAGAAGAAAGTTTTGCCCAACCTCCTAGCTTTTCTGGATACCCAAAACGGAATCTAATTTTATCACAATCTCTCCAACCACCCTCATTAGAGTATGAAGTTACTTCTTGGTTGATACCAGGTCGGAATTGAATCTTTGTAAGTGGCATAGCTAACTATCCCCTTATCGTGCGTTGGCATATTTGAAAGGCTGCTCAGCGAAAGCCATATAAATATATGTGCCACCACTTACAGCGGTATCAGCCTGCCCTGAACGAAACTTGACCCCGTTTGATACAAAATCAATTCCGTAATTGCTGGCACCAGTAAGTTCAGTATTTGATAAGTTCGCGCTTACTCTATTGCTGCCTACGTTAACCGGATCACGCTTGTTATCGTAAAGAACCCAGTCACCTGTTGAATTTACGCGCTTGAGCAAAAACCAAGCTGGCCGAAAACCCAAATACACAAACGAATTATCTGACCCGCCCGTGCCAGCGTACCGCCCAAACTTACTATAACCTTCTATCTCTGCGAAACAGTAAGCGATATGCCCTTCACCCGCGTTATTTGTAGACGCTGAATCTTTCACACTAAAAACATCTGCTGTAGGAGCCGTGTCGTTGAATGCGGAGTCATCATCAAATGGCTGAACGCTGGGCGAAGCACCAAAAAACATGCCAAAATTTTGAGGCACTCCCTCTGATTGATGATGATATATAACCCATTCCCTATTGCCTGTGCCTCTGTTTTTAATGATTATCCACGCTGGAACCTTTCCAAGTCCGTGACCTACTGTGGCAGCGGAACCTGTTCCTGTGTATGAAACGATGCTAAATCCAGCCTCAGTGTTCACAGATACTTGACTAGTGATGCTACCATTCCCGTTGCTAACAGCCGTGCCACCAGCCTTCCAATTCCACGCCACTATACTCGCACCGTTCTCATTAATAGAATTAATATCTGAATCGTGAACTATGGTGTACCCGTCAGAATTAAACGCCGTTAAGCCGCCAGTAAATTCTTGTTCTGCGTTGGTACTGTTTGAATAAATATTCTTTTTAACGCCCCTGACTGAATCAGTCCAAACATGAAATCTGGCTGCGCTTCTGCTTTTGAACCAAGCCAAATCTGGCTGGAAGCCGACTCCTGTGATGTTTCTCGTCCCGCCGTCGCCGGTATAAAGCACCGTATTAAAATAATCTTCTGGATTTTCGTCATCAGCGGGATCAATTGCTGGGTCTGGAAGATTATCGCTACAAAGCGCAAGGAAATCAGTAGGTGGCGCGTAGAAGAAATCGCCGTTGCCGTTCGCA